GCGGCCTAAGCCGCTTCTTTGATATAACTTGTGATCGCTTTCTCGGTGGCTTTCGCTGACCGAACCAAGGCTGCCAAGCTGCTCCCAAACTCTACGTCGAAGCTGTGTGAATCGGCATAAAAACTTGCATCGGACCACAGCTCATTCAAATGTTCGCTGGCTGCATCAATCCAAATGTGCGACTTAGTTTCCTTGACAATTGGTGGTGCTGGCAGATCACGCTCAACGTGATCAAGATAAAACATTTTTGTTATTTTAATTGCTCCCATCTCTCTCCTCCCGGCGGCCTAAGCCGCCTGACCTATGTTAAGAGTTTCAAAGCCGCAGCCTGCTACTAAGAAGAACTCGCCGTTCATTTCCAAGATGTCACCGATAGAGACGCTGTGCATTCTTGAGTGCTTTTCTACCAGCTCAGGCTTGTCCCAAAGGTTTGTAAGACGATAAACATCATCTAAATCGTCAGCATTGACCGTGGCAACGTGCGAGTAAGCGTGAAACCATTGTGCGGCATCGTAACTTCCATCTTCAACTTTCCAGCTACAACCTTTGTCAGCGTAGGCAGTAATTCTTTCTGAAGCCAACCAACCATCTTTGTTCAAAAGGGCTTCGTCTTCTTGGGTTAGGTGGAACTGGTAAACTTTAACTGTCATCTCTCTCTCCTTCGTTTTTCTTGATACCTATTTTAAGGATGCTATCATCAATGTCAACAAAACTTTTGACATAAACATAACATTAATAAAATGGGATATACTTGCTTAGTTTCAAAGAGAAATGACCGATGATTGAAATCACCAGATTTGCGTTATTGCCAGATCGAACTTTGGGGAAAGCCGTTTATGGAGAGCATGTTTTTTGGACTATCGAGAAACCTTGGAAAGATAACCAACCTTATGTATCTTGCATACCAGAGGGCTACTATCGACTTGGCAGGAGAAATTCGCCAAGATTCGGCCCAAATGTCTGGGAAGTGCTTGAAGTGCCTAATCGTACTCACATACTCATCCACGTTGCTAATACTGCTGATGATGTCGTGGGCTGTATTGGGTTTGGGTCAAGCGTATACGCGGATCTTGGCGGCGTGGGAAGCAGTCGCAAAGCGATGAACAAATTCGATCTGGCAAGCCAAGAATACGAAGACGAGGAGCTTATAATCAAACAGACGTTTGTCAGTTAAACAATGGCTAGACCACTGATAGAGATAGACTGGGAGCAAGTCGATCAGATGTGCGCTATCCACTGCACAGGTGAAGAGCAAGCGTCGATTCTTGGCATCAGTTACGACACCCTGAACAGGGCTTGCAAGCGCGAGCATGAGGTCAGTTTTGCGGAGTATTTCAAGCAAAAGGCCAGCACTGGCAAAATGAGCCTTCGACGCAAGCAATACACGACCGCAATGGATGGTAATACGACGATGCTGGTGTGGCTTGGCAAGAATTGGTTGGGACAACGGGATCAGCCAGAATCAGAGCCTGTTGATCTACAGCCTATAGTGATACAGAGAGCCGATGAAGCTGACCAAACCCCAAGATGATATCTTCTTCAATGACTCGCGGTTTAGGGTCGTTGTGGCGGGTCGTCGGTTTGGTAAGACCTTTCTGTCAACCTATGAGCTGTTAAAACACGCGCTGCAAAGTAAATCCCAAAACTGCTGGTATGTTGCCCCAACGTATAAAGCAGCCAAGGAAATAGCGTGGAATATGTTGGTTGACGCGATACCTGACGGTTACATGACCAAGAAAAACGAGACGGCGCTAAGCATAGATCTGCGTAACGGTTCGAGCATAGCTTTAAAGGGTGCAGAAAAGCCCGACAATCTGCGAGGGCGAGCGTTAGATTTTTGCGTGTTAGATGAATTTGCTGATATGCGTCCTGAAGCGTGGCATGAGGTGCTGCGGCCATCGCTATCTGATAGACGCGGAAGTGCGCTATTTATTGGCACACCCAAAGGCAGAAACCACTTTTACGATCTATGGACTAGGGGTGTAGACGGTCAAGAATCATGGGAAGCGTTCCAATATACGACGATTGATGGCGGGAACGTTGACCCTGACGAGATAAAAGCAGCCAAAAATGACCTCGATGAAAGAACATTTCAGCAAGAGTATGAGGCTCGTTTCGTCAATTACAGCGGGATTATCTATTACGCATTTAGCCGCGAGCAGTCAGTCAAAGCGTATAATGCCTCAGCCGAGGAGCTGCATATCGGAATGGACTTTAACGTTGACCCCATGTCAGCGGTTGTCTGCGTTAGGAATGGCGGCACCTTGCACGCGATAGACGAGATCGTGATGTATGGATCAAACACCGATGAGATGGTGGACGAGATCAGGCAGAGGTATAAGCAGAACGCGATCACCATATATCCAGATCCAGCAGCAGCGCAGCGCAAGACCTCAGCCGGTAGCCGCACAGACTTAAACATATTACAAAACGCAGGGTTTCGGGTTAAAGTACGCAGTAAGCATCCTGCAATACGTGATAGGATAAACAGTGTCAATAGCCGACTGCTATCTAGTCAGCAACAACGGCGGTTATTTGTTACGCCAAACTGTAAAAACGTAATCAACAGCTTGGAGCGGCAAACGTACAAAGAAGGCACTAGCCAACCAAATAAGGATGACGGGTTCGATCACATGAATGATGCGCTCGGCTACCTAATCGAATATATGTTCCCCATTCGCAAGGAACATGAAACGCCACAGCCTACGAGGTGGACTTAATGCGATTTTTAGAATACCAGCACCCTGACTATGACATACACGAGCAGCGATGGGAGCTATACCTTCGCTCATATCTAGGCGGCGAGGATTATCAGAACGGGTCATACCTGACCGCATATCTAAACGAATCCAAAGACGAATACAGCAGACGGGTAGCATTGACCCCTGTTGATAACCACTGTCGAAACATTGTGCATATATATTCGTCGTTTCTGTGGAGGGTTCCACCTGTCCGAAACTTTAACGGGCTGACCAACAACCCAGCTCTGGAGTCATTCGTCAAAGATGCTGACCTTGACGGCATGAGCTTCAACAGCTTTATGAAGCAAGCGCAGATTTGGTCGTCTGTTTATGGTCATGTATGGATCTTGGTAGACAAGCCGCAGAGCAATGCACAGACACGCGCAGAAGAGCTAGACCAAGATATTCGGCCTTATGTGACTCTCTTCACCCCTGAAAACGTGTTTGATTGGAAATATGAGCGCACCCCTAGCGGGCGATTTGAGCTGACATACTTAAAGCTGAGAGAGTCAATCGACAGGGAAGATGCAACCACAACGGTCAGCTATTACAGGTTGTGGCGCAAGGATATCATTGAATACTGGAAAGACGACGGTCACGCAGAAACCAAGATCGAAGAGATACCCAACCCGCTCGGGAAGATACCAGCGGCCTTTCTACCCGCAGCGCGTAGTGTTGTCAGGGGGATTGGTATCAGTGATCTGAGTGATGTGGCGCTAATGCAGAAAGCAATCTATCAAGAGCTAAGTGAGATCGAGCAGCTCATCAGGATCAGCAATCACCCTTCATTGGTTAAGACCTACGACGCAGATGCAAGTGCTGGAGCAGGATCGGTTATCAACTTGTCTGAAGACAGCGATGCAGGACTCAAGCCCTATTTACTACAACCTAGCGGCCAGAATATCGACTCAATTCGAGAAGCAATTAAAGATAAGATCGAAGCGATCAACAAGATGGCGCATATGGGTGCGGTTAGGGGTACTGAAGCACTGACTCAATCAGGCGTGGCAATGCAGACCGAGTTTCAGATGCTTAACGCCAAGCTATCAGAAAAAGCTGATTTGCTGGAACTTGCCGAGGAGCACATCTGGGGATATTTCTGCAACTGGTTAGGAATCACGCCTGACGTTGAGGTTTTTTACCCCGACGCTTTTGATCTGCGCGATTACGAGAAAGAGTTAATATTCTTGCAGCAAGTCAGAGCCAGCGGCGTACCTTCTACCACCATGCAGCGCGAAGTGGATAAGCAGATTGCTGATTTAGTGCTAGACGATGAGAAGCTATCAGAAGCACACAGAGAGATCGAAGCACAAACCCGCGTCATAGGACAATTCCCGATACAGGCTGAATAATGGCGGCCAATGATGACTATGCTGAGTTCCTAGAGCGGCTAACTGATACTCATCAGCGCCGACTGGCTGGAGTTCTACAAAGTTTAGAGGGAAGTATTGCTTCCTACGTTAACAGTGCCCCAGATAAGGCGGGAAAACTGTTTGATTTGGAATGGTCCCTACAAGCCAGGCAAGAGGTGCGCCGTTTAATTGACGTTGAGTTCTTATCTGAAGCCCAAGGCATCATCGACGGATATGTAGACGTAGCGAGCAGGCAGTTCGCAATGCTGTCAAACTACGGCGATTTTACAAGAGTCGCGCCAGAGGCTATTCAAGCCTTGCAGCAGCTTAGTTTTCAAGGCTTTCAAGCCATAGCCGATCAGCAATTGGACACCCTTGCGACTGGGATCTACCAATCTACCCTGACAGGGCGCAGTAAAAACGACCTGATCAAAGAGCTACGCGGGCAGATTAACGGCGTATACCAGCAAGCAGACGACGAAGAGGCGCGTCAGCTCGTAGAAATAGCGCAGACGGCGACAGGAAAGCGCCAGCAGGATGCAATAGACAAACTGCACAGCATCTATGCGCGAGATAGGCTGGGAAACAATATGCGCCGCTATGCTACCCAAATGGCAAACGACAGCCTTGCACAGTATAGCGCGTCAATTACGAAGGCCACGGCAAACGAGGCAGGTATAACTAAGTTCCAATATTACGGTGATGTGATACGTGACAGCCGTGAATTTTGCCGCAATAATGTAGGCAAGACGTTTACCGAGGAAGAAATCAACAGTAAATGGCAGGGATCGTGGGCTGGTAAAGCGCCGGGAGATCCTTTTATCGTAAGAGGCGGCTATAACTGCCGTCACCATTGGCTCCCAATTGTGGAGGATGAATGAGCAAACAACTAGATCGAGCTAGAAATTTATGTGCCAGAAGGCCAATACCACCGGCAATTAGGCAGTTAATCGAGCCGCTAGAAGCAAATGCACCTGATAGTGAGAGCGCAGACTTTGCAGAATTGCACGCAGTAATTGATGAATTGCTGCCGATTGAAAAACCCAAAACCAAAAGGAAAAAGAAAGATGCCGAACCATTACGGACACAAGAAGTCGGGCAAGAAGAAGAAGAAAAAGCCGATGAGGAAATAAACTAGCTTAACCTAGAATTTATGGGTTAAACTTCCCGCAATACTCATTAGAGGATAATCGTTACGTGAGCGAAGAAATCATGGAAAGCGTCGAAACTGAAACGACCGAAACCATTCAGGAACAGAAGACTTTTACGCAGGACGAGTTGGACCGCATTGTTGCTGATCGCATAGCGCGAGAACGTAAGAAAGCGGAAAAGAAACTCGAAGGGATAGACCTCGAAGAAGCACGCAAAATCATGCAGGAGCGTGAGCAAGCGGAGCTAGAACGCCAAAAAGAACGTGGCGACTTTGAGAATATCCTGAAGCAGACCGTCGAAAAGAAAGATATGGAGATAACGGCGTACAAGCAGAAGCTGCAAGAGACATTGGTTGATGGATCATTACTCAACGCAGCCAGCAAACATGACGCAGTATCCCCTGATCAAGTATCGCAACTGTTGAAAGGGCAAGTACGACTCGCTGAAGACGGCGGGGTTGAAGTGCTAGATCCTCAAGGCACGCCCCGATACAGCGAAAGTGGCAACATGCTCACAGTAGATGAGTTAGTTGCTGACTTTTTAACAGCTAACCCGCACTTTGTCCGCGCTTCAACAGGTGGGACGGGGAGCCGAGGAAATGCTGGTGGCTTGACTCCGAAGCCTGTATCGGTGGCTGATATGGTTGATAACTGGAACTCTGGCGGTAGGGAAGCCTACGCTGCTATGAAGAAGGCCAATTGACCCAATTAACCCTAATCAAGTTTTGGAGAACTAAACATGGCTGCTACAACTAGCACAACTTTAGACGATTTATTCGTCAACATTATCGCTCAGGCACGATTTACTGCTGAAGAGCAATCTTTAATGATGGGTCTTGTGACTCGTTACGATATCGGCGCTGATGCCGGTAAAACTATTCAGGTTCCTAAGTATCCTGCAATCGCGGCTGCTGACCTTACCGAAGGGACTGACATGTCATCAACGACTGTTAGCACCAGCGCGGTAACGATCAGTGTCCAAGAAGTAGGTGCGCAAGTCGTTTTGACTGATGTGGCTGCTATGGGTGCTGGCAACCCAGCAGAAGAACTTGGAACTGTTCTTGGTAACTCAATTGCCACCAAGATGGACAAAGACTTAATTGCTTTGTTCGACGGTTTCTCAAGCACTCTCGGTGCTGCCGCACAAGAAATTACAGTTGCTGACCTGTTTAAAGCTGCTGCAACTTTGCGTGCTAATAAGGTTACTGGCCGCATGTCGGCTGTTGTGCATCCTTATCAGGCGTACCAACTGAAAGCTAACCTGACTAATACCTTTGCCAATCCAAACGCTGGCGACGCACAAAACACCGCCATGGTGAATGCGTATGTCGGAACGATTGCAGGTATTGACATCTACGAGTCTGCAAACCTCACGATTGACGGTAACGACGATGCGAAAGGCGCAGTATTTGCACCTGAAGCACTCGCTATCGCTATGAAGCGTGACTTCCAGATCGAGCCACAGCGCGACGCATCTTTGCGAGCCT